CCGCGTTTTCCGCATCCACGACCTCGCGCACAAGACCGAGGCTTCCGCCCGGCGCGTTCAGTGCATCGAGAGGACGGGGAGCTAATGGGCATCGAGTTCGACACGCACGAGATCACCGTCCTCGCCGACGCGATCAACAAGGCGTCCCGGGTGGCGCCCGCCGACGCGGCGAAGGTCGTGTTCGTCGGCGCGATCAACATCAAGAAGGACGCTGCCCGGCGGATCCGTGGGCACCAGCGTCTGCGGAAGCTGCCCTGGTCGATCGACTTCGACACGTACCGCAGCCTGAAGGGCCCGGCCGCGGAGATCGGCCCGAACCATGCGAAGGGGCAGGGCGCGCTCGGCAACATCGCCGAGTACGGCACGGTCAACAACCCGCCGATCCCGTTCATGCGGCCGGCGGCCGACGCCGAGCAGCCCCGGTTCGAGCGGGCGATGGAAGACCTGGCCGTGAAGGCGCTCGGGCTGTGAGCTGGCCGATCCAGGACCACTGCGACGCTTTCCTGACGCTGGTCCGTGCCGCTGCAGGTTCACCGTCGCTGGTCGTCTACGACGGCAAGGTCGACGACGGCGGTACTGCGCCGTACGCGCTCGTCTACTTCTCGATCGAGACACCGGACGGGCTCACCGCGCCCGAGTGGCTGTCACTAACGCTGACCAGCACGGTCATCAACGCCCGGGCCATCGTGCACTGCGTCGGCGCTGACCCGGAAGGCGCGCGGGCGGCGCGGGCGGTGGCCGGCCGGGTCCGGGCCGCGGTGCTGGACCAGACGCTCACGGTGGCGGGCTATTCATGCAACCCGGTCCGCTGGATCGAGGGCCAGCCGCCGCAGCGCAACGAAGAGATCCCAGGCGTGGCGGTCTTCGACCAGGTCGACCTTTACGGGTGGACCGCGACCTCGAGCTAGCGCCGGGAAGCGACGACCGCAGTCAGGACCGCGAAGACCACCAGGCCTACGGCGATGGGCAGTACCGCGCCGTGGAAGACGAGCCAGGTCAGGAATGCGGCCACGACCGCCCACATCACTCGGTTACCGACGCTGGATAGCCGCCAGCGGGATTCTGCGCTCGTCGATGCCATGCCCCGCAGGGTACGGCGCGCACGCAAGAGATCACCGTCGGTCATTCGGCGGATTTCCTGTCCGATTTCTGTCCAATAAGGGGGTGCGCCGCGTGGCGCTCCAGGCTTCACAAACCGTCAGCGCGGGTGCACTGAGCACGCCTGCCGCCATCACGCCATCCGCCTCGGACACGATCGCCCAGTCGAGCTTCGGCCCGGCGGGCGTGCTGCTGCGGGTCATCACGACCGGCACCGCGACGAACGTGGTCGTCCTCGATCCCGGCACGACGCCCTCGGCCAACGCGGGATCGCCGCCGACGCTGGCAGCCCCGGCCACCGGCACGCGGGAGACGTTGATCCCGAACTCCGCCGTGAATCCGGCGACCGGCCTGGCGACCGTGACGTTCTCCGGCGCACTCACCGGTGTCACCTACGAACTGAAGAGGGTCTGACGTGGCCGACAAGCAGAGCTACTGGATCGCCGACGCCGACGGCACGCGGGCCCTGGTCGAGGGCCTCGACGAGCGTGACCGCTGGCAGCGCGTACACGGCTGGTCCGAGGCGACCGCGCCGGACCGGCACGACTTCGTCTGGATGCGCAACGAGAACCCCGACCTCGGCGCAGCCCGGATGGCCTGGGAAGCCGCGCAACTCGACGCCTGGACCGGCCGCGGCTGGACACCCGGAGCGCCGCCGAATCCGGTGAATGCCGCGACGGCGCACTGGCCGGTCATCGAGGAGACCGCCCCGGCGGAAACGCCGGCGCCCAAGCCCGCCAAGTCCGCCACCAGCGGCGACAAGAAGGAGTAGGTAGATGCCGGACATCACCGCTGATGGCAAGACCAGGGTGTACTGGGTCACCAGCATCAGCAACCAGAACGCCCCGACCACGAGCGAGCTGAACGCGGGCATTGACCTGACGGCGACGCTGACCGCCGACGGCCTGTCCGGGTTCCAGCCGGACACTGCCGATGTGGACGTGTCGTCGCTGGCCTCGACGTTCAACGCCGTGGTCAACGGCCGGAGCTCGTTCTCGAACAGCCGACTTCGGCTGAAGAAGCAGTCGGGCACCGACACGATCTTCACCACCCTGGTTCGCGATACCGCGGGCTTTCTGGTGATCCGCCGCTCGGTCACCCAGTCGACCGCCTGGGCGTCGGCCCAGGCGGTCGAGGTGTACCCGGCGCTGATCGCCGAGGTCGCGCGCATGGACCCGGAGCCCAACTCGGTCGAGCGGTACGAGCTGCCGATCAAGATCACCGCGGGTGCCGCCGGCACCGGCCCGTCGCTGCGCGCCGCCGTCGCCTGATCCGCAACCCAACCAGACGCCGCCTCTCGGGGCGGTTTTTTCGTGCCCGGCCGCCGCTCCCGAACCGGCGGCCGGGCACTCAGTTCGGGACGTTCGGGTAGGAGAGAACGTGGCAAGTCGTGAAGTAAAAGTGACCCTCAAGGCCGATGTCGGGGAATTCGTCGCCCTCGGTCACGGAGAACCCAACGCCCACCCTGAGCTCCGCACAGCCATCTGTGACTGGCTGCGTGACAACGGCATCGACCCGGCGCTCGTGCCAGCCGATGAGCGCCCGGATTGCAGCTACCGAGACGGCGATGGCACGCCGCTCGGCGGGCACACGATCACCACCCGCGTGCGTGTCCGCGTTGCACCTAAGGACGGCGTCGGTGGTCTCGTCATCCGCTACGGCGCGAACCGGCTCGAAGAAACCACCATCACCAAGCCGATGAAGGTGCCGCCGCCGCTGATCGTCCAGAAGTACCTGGACGCCAAGTGCCCGACGTGCGGGCGGTGACCGGCGTGGCGACTGGATCCTGTGGATGCGGCTGGACGCTGCATTACGACCCCGTGCTCGGCGAGACGAGCCTTGACATCGACCAGGTGCGCGACCTACTGAACGCGCTCGGCTTCGACGCGCCCGACCTGCACTCGGTCGAGGTGACACCGGACCGCATCACTGTCCGGCGCATCCGCACCAATGCACAGGGAGCGAGCCCGACGATCGTCGAGACGGTGGTGACGCACCGATGAGCGGCAAGGCCACCCTGAAGAACTTCAAGGCGATGCTCGCCGGAGCGAAGCTGCCCGAGCGCACCGTCGAGATCTGCCTACGCGGCGACCTGGTCGCCGACCATCAGGCAGCCGAACGCGAGCTCGAGAAGGCCAAGAAGCGGCCAGGCAACAGCCTGGCAGGCAACGGAACCGCCGAGATCGCCGAACGCATCCAGGCCCTCGAAGCCGAGATGCAGGGCAGCGTCGCCGAGTTCCGGCTCCGCGCTCTGCCGGCGCCGAAGTTCCGCGCGTTCAAGGCCGAGTACCCGATCCGGCTCGACGACAAGAACGAGCCCAAGCGCGAAGACCTGGTCTACGGCTTCAACATCGAAACCGGATTCGAGCCGCTGACTCGCCTCTGCATCGTTGACCCAGAACTCGACGACGAGACCTGGTTACAGCTCATGGACACGCTCACCGAGAACCAGTTCGAGGATCTGGCCGGCGCGGCCTGGTACCTCAACCGGGGTGACGTGGATATCCCTTTCTCGTCAGACGCCTCGGAGCTGATGCGGGCTTCCGCCGCCGAGTAGAAGTGGCCGAGCGGCAAGGCGTCCCTCCGTCGCGGCTCGACGGGCGTGAACCGGCCGAGGTCACCGAGTACGAGTACCGGCGGGGCCGCCTCGTCCGGTCGGTGACGACCCGGGAGCCCCTGTACACCGAGCAGGACCGGGCCGAGCTGATCGCCCTGGTCATCTACCGCGAGGGCCTGTGCCCGAAATGCGGGCGGCCGCTCGATGTGTGCACCTCCGACGAGGCGACGGGTCCGCAGTTCGCGGTCGACCAGTCGATGTGCCGGGCGACCCGAGCGATCGAAGAGACCGTCAACAGCCTGACCGACGACGGCAAGAAGCCGCTCCGCAACGCCAACGCCCGCCTGTGGGGCACCACGATCCGGGAGAGGTGAGTTGTGGCGCTGCGCACCGTAGGAGTGAAGCTCACCGCTGACATCTCCCAATACACCTCAGCGCTCGGCCGGGCCGGCGCGGCGACGAAGGACTTTCAGGGCAAGCTCGACAAGGCGGCCCAGCGCGGCAAGCTCGACAAGATTGCCGACGCGGCGGGAATCGCCGGTATAGGCCTGGCAGGTCTGGCGGTCGGGGCTCTGAAGATGAGCGCCGATTTCGACAAGGCGATGTCCGGTGTGCACGCCGCGATCCTCGGTTCGGGCGGCACCGTCAAGGATCTCGGCGCTCTCCGTGCAGCCGCCCTGCAGGCGGGCAAGGACACGCAATACTCGGCGACGCAGGCCGCCGACGCAATTACCGAGCTGTCCAAGGCGGGCGTATCGACGGCGGACGTGCTCAACGGCGGGCTCAAGGGCGCGCTGTCTCTCGCCGCGGCTGGGCAACTGTCCGTCGGCGAAGCGGCCGAGACCGCGGCCAGCGCCATGACGCAGTTCAAGCTGTCCGGCAAGGACATCCCGCACATCGCCGACCTACTCGCCGCCGGCGCGGGCAAGGCCCAGGGCTCCGTCCACGACATGGGCGCGGCGCTGAATCAGAGCGGTCTCGTCGCCTCGCAGTTCGGGCTGAGCATCGAAGACACCACTGGCGCGCTGGCGGAGTTCGCTTCGGCGGGCCTGCTGGGCTCCGACGCTGGGACGTCGTTCAAGACGATGCTGCTGGCGATCGCGAACCCGTCGAAGCAGACCCGCGACCTGATGAACGACCTCGGCATCTCGTTCTACGACGCACAGGGCAAGTTCATCGGGATCTCGGGTGTCGCCCAGGTGCTGCAGACCCGGCTCAAGGGGCTGACGGATGCGCAGCGGCAGCAGGCGCTCGGGCAGCTGTTCGGCAACGACGCGATCCGCGCTGCCTCGGTCTTGTACTCCGATGGCGCCGATGGCGTGAAGAAGTG